AACGTTCTCCATCGGCATTATCCGTTAAGGAGATTTCGCTGCGTTTGAGTAACTTCCATACTCGATCACCCAATCCCCAAAATTTTTATGGTATGTGCTTTCGCTTTCCGCATTCACGCTTGTCGTTTCCAACTACGTTGTAGCTTTTGGAGGCTTTAGGGCTTCTCCGCAATTTAACCTATTTATACAGGACAAACGGATTTTCTATCCTGTCAATTTTAGTAATCATTTTACTTCCACACTTAGGGCATACATCCATTTCAACTTGTTGATAACCGCAATCTTCACAATAGCACATTGCAAGATTTACACCTTCATAAAAGCCTTTATCCATTGCTCTTAACACTAATGTCTTAATAGCTTCTTTATTATATCCAAGATTATATCTGCAATATTGAATTTTCCCACCATTAAAATAATTCCAGAACCTTCCTTCTTTATCTTGCTTTTCAATAGGGTTCATATCTTCTGACACATGACAGTGGAAACTATTGCTTACATATTCTCTATCTGATACATTTTCTACAATCCCATAAATCTTACGGAACTGTTTAATTTGCAACCCACATAAACTCTCAGCAGGAGTACCGTAAATTGCATAGAGTAAATGATCTTCTTCGTTAATTTTACTTGTATAATTATTGATATATTTCATTACTTCTAATGCAAACTCTCCATCTTCTCTAATAGATTTACCATTATATAATCTTTGAAGTTCATTCAGTGCTGTAATTCCATAGCTTAATGTCATTGGTGGCAATAATGATTTAATTTTATCGTCTGGCTTTAAATGTCCACCAAATAATCCACCTTCACAAAACGCAATAGGATTTACACTTGCTCTTAATTCACCAATGTATTCATATGTACGTTTATGGAGATTGCGAATCATTTCAAGATAATAATTCAGAACGTCATAGAAATCTTTAGATTCTCTTCTTGCTTTAGCGAGAATCATCGGGAGATGAAGACTAACTACACCAAGATTGAATCTTCCTTCAAAGACAGGTTTATCATTTTCATCTACTGGATGCATTCCACCTTTTTCATACCAAGGTGAAAGAAATGCTCTACACATGTTAATCGTATGTCACCATACGCACTGACTAGCTTTTCCCTCAGAGATGTCCTAATTCTCGTCACTGGGCGGTATCTTTGGAAACAGTGCTTATCTCTGTTTCTACTCGGCTACACTCATCACCGATAGTCGATTAACTTCTTTTAAGAAGCACAGCTTCATCTATAGTACAATCGAATTTCTTCTCCTATAGACCTATCTGTTAGCAGCCTACGCCACACCTGTTAAGCAAACAGTTAAATACCGTTTTACATGGGCTGATTTGCACTTACCCATAGGACTAACCACTCGTTTATATTTTTTATACATTTCTGCTACATATCCATCCCCTGTTAATGATAACCAATCTGGATACATTGTTTTTGCACTACATTCAATTCCTGCATTAAATACATCTGCACTAGGATATTTTTCAGAACCATCTCCATGTAAATCTTTGTCATAAAGAAATACGATTTTAGGGAATAATACAGGACGTTTAAATCCGTTTTTACCTTGACCTTCTTTATGAACATTCAATAATGTAATTGCAGCCATTTTACCAAATTTACTTGTTGCAAGTCCTATAGTCATTGTTACAAACGGATAGTCGCCTCGACTTGATCCAACGCTATTTAATTTATATTCTATCCCTTGCCATCCCTGTTCAAAGTCACGTTCCACTTTTTCAGTGGCATATTCACATGCTTTTTCACATCTAAAATCCATTACTTCTGGAATAATACCATTTACATCTTCGCAAATTTCTAAATATTCATTAAAATATTTATCATAACTTTTTTCTGCATATGGTTCTAAAATCTTGTCTACTTCTGGTACAGTGAAACCACCATATTGTTGTGCAGCCGTTGATAAAATAATATCTCCCATAACATCAAAAGCAGTGTCCAGATAATTTGGCTCATTATACCAAATATTTCCCATTTCAAATCCGTTCTTCATAACTGAGCCAATATCAAATAAGCAACAGTTAAATGTATCGAGTCTTGCACTCCTATCATGAATATAAATATATCCATCTTTCATAGCCTGTTTTTCATCATGTGTTAAGAAAAATTTCTTATATAATTGGCTACTTAATTCATTGTAAATAAGACTTCTTTTAGTTGCTACTAATGCACTATCTGTATTGGCATTGTTTTTATCTCCAATATATCTGATAGCTTGACTTCTCTCATATACCTTATCCATCATATGAACAAAGTCTTTTTTATAATTTCTATACTCTTTGTACATTTTTGCAACAACTGGAAAATCTTCTTCAAGCACAGATTCTACAATATTGTGCATATCATAAATTTCAATATTAGAATCGTCTTCATATAATTCCTCAATTTTTTGCCAAACATCATTTAGAATAATAGAATAATCATTTTCTGAAAATTCAAACATTGCCCGTCTTGCAGCTTTATCACAAGCATTTACAATTTTTTGTTCATCAAAATCTTCTAAAGTACCATCCTTTTTGATAATTCTAATCATTCATTATCTCCTTCACCAAATCTCTTATCAAATAGTTCCTTTTCAATCTTCTCTCTGTCCTTCGTTGAAACTGCTAAACACAAGCACATATACGCAATTACAAGTAAACACGCAATAATAAAAGCTCCAACTCCGATAACAACTGCACTCATAATAACCACCTCACATATCTTTAATCTTGATTTTCAATGCTTCTAATTCTTTATATTTATCACTATCATACATAGTATGATCTTTGACAATCATATGGGTTTGTTCATTGCAAATAAGTTCCACAAGTAGTTTCTTTTCGTTTTCGGTCATTTTCTTATCTTCCTTTACTATTTTTATCGTATATATTTATTTTCTCTTTTTCTGTGATATAATATCTGTAGTGGAGATATTTACATAATTTGTTAATAGTCATAATTAGAATGTTTTTCTGAAAATAGTAATATCAGATTTATACTTAGCACATTATCTTTATCTACAAGATGTAACCTATCAACCAATATCTCCACTTTTATGAACAAATTCTTTTGATTTCACCATTGCCACCATCTTTACATTTTAGAACCAGATGTGTACATAATGAATCTGCACAGTTTGGTTTGTGTGAAATCATATCAATTACATATTCTCTATTCTCAACTTCAACAGTAATAAAATTATCCCCAATGTGTTTTAATTCCCGTACTAGCTCTCCGCTACTAATAATCACTTCTCCAAAGTCACCTCTTTCCCAATTCCAAGCAGATATTGTCTAATTTCAGCCCAATTCTGTAATCTTTTACCTGTCCAATCTTTATTCCAACTATATGTTCTACCAAAACAAATTATTTCTTTTGCATTGGAAGTCACAAGATTTCTTGCACTATCATCAATGAATAGCCCATCACTCATATCAATATGTGATTTATCGGAATGTTCTTTGAGATTTACACCAATAAATTCTACATCTGGAAATCTTTTCTCAATCCATTTTTCTTTTTGTTTAAGATTAGGTGAATATCCATGTGACACAATTTTAATAGAATAATATTCAGATAACTCATTGATTGCACGTTCAGCCCAAGGCATGAAATGTAATCTCTCAAAGAATCTTGGCTGATTGAAGTACAAATCAATATATCCAGGTTGAGCACAATCACATTCTTCAAATCCCCAAGTATCAACAGTCCACCAATTTACATAATGGAATTTCTTGTAGTATTGAAAATCTTCATTATATAAATCAACAATCGCATCTATGGTAGCAACTAATGTTCCATCAAAATCAACATATAGTGTTTTAATATCAGTCCTCATCCGTGATACCTCGTTTTACTTTATCTTTATTGATTATGCGTGCCATTTTCGCAACAGATTCTTCCAGACTTCTATCATTCAATACAAAGTAATCAATCAGATTAGATTTCTCAAAGTTTGAAAATTCTTCACTTTCCTTGATGTAATTAGCTTGCCAAGCGTCATAATCTCCACGTTTTCTTGCTCTTTGACGCAAATCATTATATGGAACATTCACCATAATGGTTACTAATTCAATATCCATATCTTTTGTTTTAAGTTTTAATTCGTAATATCCTGTGGGATTGATAATGTAGAAGTCATTATCTAAGAGTTGTTGTTTTGTTGCGAAGTTGCAATAATTTACACGTTCCGTATAAGCAATCATATCATTACGATATTTTTCTACTTCATCTGGTGAAATTAATATATGGTCTGAATTTTCTTTTGTTTCACCTTGCCGCAGATATTGTCTAGTTGAATATGAGCGCAAGATATTCATATTCAATTGCTTTGCAACTTCTTTTGTAACAGTTGATTTACCTGATCCTGTTCTTCCTAATACACAATATACTGTATGTATAATAATCACGCTTCCTTTCTTGGCTTACGACCGCAAGATTTAGTCTCATCACAATATCCAGTTAATTCACATTTGGATTTAAACATATTATCAACAATCCACGCCCATTCATCTGAATATTCTCTTAAAGCATTTTCAATAGTTGAAAATAATTCTCTAAATTCCCAATATGCTCTTGTACATTTTCTTACATGGCTCATATCAATGAGATTACGAAGATTTCTTTTTTCAACAATTTTAGTTGTCATTCCTAATGGAAGTAAATTCGCAAGATCTTCTCTTGGAATACCCAAATCATTTAATTCTGACAATGCTTTTCTAATGTTTTTCACAGCTTGATTATATGTAATTGTTGCATCTCCATTTGATTTAATAGATTTAGGAACGATAATATCAAAGTCATTGTAATTGATATATCTTGTAGATGCTTGTAACCAAGGGGATAATCCACCTACGTGTCTTGCGTATTCTCTCATTACTCTTGCACTAAATCCATCAATAACCATATGAACATCAGGAAATTCAAATGTACGTCCATGACCAGATTTAATACAGTCAACACCACGTTTATAGTTTTTTTCAGCATTTGTCACATCTGCTCCCCAACAAATACCTGCTCTATTACCAATAAGTGTAATTGGTGTTTTAGTTGTTTCTGGTAAAATTGTAATTGTTCCCATTCTTTATTCCTCCACAATCCATTCTTTTACTGCTTCTTTGTATTTATTACATAAATTTACATTATCGCAATGATAAATAACTCGACATGGTTTACCAATGCCTACACTAAGAACTCCGAGAATACTACAGAAATCAATGATATACCGTCCTAAAATATAGTCCCCGTCATAATCTTTAAATTTGTAATTTCTTTGTACAAATTTATTTGCATCATCTGTACTCTTTAGGCAAACTTTAAATTCAATCATATATCAATCCTCCCAAATATCAATAATGTCATAATCTTATACTGGTTCATCAAATTCATCTTGGTATATATCAATTGTTTCGTTCCAATCGCCGTTTTGTATTTTGTTAATAGCTTCTTCTTTTGTTTTTGCTCTTATAACTCCAAATATTTTGTTATATCCATGTGCTACATCAAAATTAATAATTCCCATCTTATTCTCCTTTTAAAAGATTCATAAATTGTTCTTCATTGATAATTTGCACTCCCAATGATTTTGCTTTTTTGTTCTTGCTGGAAGAAGATTCAATATCATTATTAATCAACGCAAATGTCTTAGCAGATACAGAACCAGATACTTTCCCACTGTAAGATTCAATGACAGATTTCAGTTCATCTCTATTACTATATTTCTCTAATGATCCTGTAATAACAAATGTTTTCCCTTGTAGAATATTTTGATTATGGATAGATTCACCAGGAATTTTAAATGCAAATTCTTTACTTAATTCAAAAACTTTATCCGCATATGTTACAGCAAATTTTTGAATATTGTTACTTGCAACTACACCAATACCATCTACTTTAAGATTCCAAAAATATCCATATCCACAAATGAAACAATGATAAAATTCATCAAAGTTATATTTAAAATGTTTAGCAATATCTTTACTTGCACTTTTACCAATTAAAGGAATGGATAAACTATAGATAAATCTATCAAGTGTTGTTTCTCTACTTTTATCAATAGATTCTAACAATTTATCTACTGATTTTTTACCAAATCCTTCGAGACTATACATTTTACCCTTATAATCTGATAGATGATAAATACTCTTAATGGAGTTTAACCATCCAAGAGAAATAAATTTCTCAAGTGTGGCTTCTGATAATCCGTCAATATCCAGTGTATTTCTACTTACCGCATGACAAAGTTTACCTAATAACTTACCTTGACAATCATCATTCATGCACATAAGAACTTCCGAATCATTTTCTTTCACAATTTTAGTTTCTCCACCACAAATAGGACATTTATCTGGAATTGTAAAATTATTAGATTTATCAATACTATCATGTACTTTTGGGATAACTTTATTTGAGCGATATACTCTGATTCTGTCACCGATACCAAGTGATAACTTCTTGATATAAGAAATGTTATGTAGTGTAGCTCTGGTAGTAATTGCACCATCTAAATCAATAGGTTCAAATACTGCTACTGGATTAATCAATCCTGTCTTAGAAGTATTCCATTCAATATCTTTTAGTACAGTTTCATATAATTGATCTTCATATTTATATGCAATTGAATGTCTAAAGAATTTATCAGTTTTACCTAATGATTCTCCATAATCATAATCATCATATGCCATCACCGCACCGTCATATGGAATGTTATTTGCATCGGCTAAATCTTTAATTTTTTCAAGTATTCCTTGTAAAGAATCTTTGTCTGAATTTGAATATACAATCATAGGAACAACTTCAAATCCACACATTTTTGCACTCTGTAAATCTTCATAAACAGATTTATGTTCAAATCCTTTAATAACACGCCAAGCAATAAATCTCATATTTCTTTGTGCAGCTTCTTTACTATCTAATAAAAGTAATGATCCAGATACAAGATTTCGTGGATGTTTATATTTTTTATCTGTATCTTTAATGCTTTCATTAATCTTATTGAATGTATTCCATCCAATAATAGTTTCTCCATCAATGATCAACTCATCGTAATATGGGATTTTCTTTGGAATATTCTTGATTGTTAATACATTTTGGAGAACATTTGTACCCTCATAGCCATTACCTCTAGTAACAGCACTTACTAATTCACCACGAATATACTTTAATGTTGTACTAAGACCATCACATTTTACAGATGCAATACACTGTTTGTTTCCTGCAAATTGT